GCCTTGAGGCAACTGCTGGAACTGCTGGCAGTGGTACTGCATTCGGAGATAGAAGTGGCTACGAAATGACGCTGACAGGGATGGAACCCGACCCAATGCTTTTGATTGTGTCAACAACTTTTACACCGTTGGCCACACAAATCGCAGGTTCGTAGTATCTTCGCATCAGGTTTTCATCACTGAGGTTTGAGAGGGGCAGTCAGCAATGGCTGCCCTTCTTATTTTTACCCCATGAAGATTTGCATTGTCTATAACGCCCATCCAACCGGGTGCAGTTACTACCGCCTCGAAATGCCGAACGCATACTTGGGCGACAACTACCCGGAGTTTGATTACGTCTGCGTCGAGAATATCACGACCATCAGCGACGAGGGGTTGAAGTCCATTGACCTGTTCCTGTTCAGCCGGCTTTGGTGTCAAGGAACGATGGAGCAGGTGGAGAATGTCTACAAAGCCCTGACCCAATACGGGGCCAAAGTCATCCTTGACTTGGACGATTACTGGGTGCTTGAATCGGGCCACATCATGTACCGCCACTATCACCAAACCAAACTCGCAGAGGTCATCCGTAAGCACATCAAATTGGCTGATTGGGTAACTTGTACCACCGAGCATCTTGCTGCTCGCATACGGCCTCTAAATGCGAATGTGAGCATCTTGCAGAATGAGCCTTACGAAGCGTATCAGCAGTTCATCCCGAATCCTGACGAAGAACCCGACAAGCATCTCGTCAAGTTCGGTTGGTTCGGTGGTGCGCAGCATGGCGAGGACATGGAACTGCTCCGTGAGGCGATGCAGAAACTACGCTGGGACGCAAACTTGGACGGCAAGTACAGGCTCTATCTTGGAGGGTGGAACGACAATAATCCTGTTTATGAAGGCTACGAGAAAATCATCAGCGACCAAGGCAATAACCCGAACTACGGACGAATCCAAGCAGCGGACATCTACTCGTATGTGGGGGGCTACAACTTCGTGAACGTTACCCTTGCACCTTTGCGAGATACCAAGTTCAACAAACTCAAGTCCGAGTTGAAGGTGGTGGAGGCCGGGTGGATGAACAAGGCCATCATCGCAAGCGAAACCATCCCCTACACCGATGTCATCCGACACGGAGAGAACGGGTTTCTCGTTCCTTACAACAAGCCGAAAGATTGGTACAAGTACATTAAGCAGTTGATTCTTGACCCCGACCTGCGCAAGGGCTTGGCTGATAACCTAACCCGTGATATAAAATCACGGTTTAACGTGGTCGAAACCGCCAAGAAACGAGCCGAACTATACAGGCAGATTGGGCGCAAATTGTGAAATTCGGGGGCATCGCACATTTACAAGCAGATGCTTTACCTGAACCCCAATACGACCAACACCCTGACGGTTACTTGGACCGAGCGAGCCAGCACGGGGGACCGCTACATCTTGCGACTCACGAGCATCGCCAAGAACACCACGACCGATTTCACCTTGCTGAAATCCGCAAACCTTTCCAACTATACCAACCGCTATGACCAATTTTCGATTGCCGTGGGGTCGCTTGAAACAGGCTCGTATAAATATGAAGTTTACGATACCAATAGCACGGTTGCCGCTGCTTTGGCGGTCGTTGAAACGGGCTTGGCTTTTCTACAAACCGCAACGATAGGCTTCAACACCTACTCCAATTCCATCCAGTACACCGTCTTTGGGGCATCCGATGAGGGTGTCTTTGATTCCACTTTTGACTCAACTTTTGACTAATGAGCGTACAAACGAGAACGCAACTCCAAACGAGTGCTGCAACCATTGCTAACGAAACCGCTGCCGGGGCCAACACCGCATCCCGTGTAGGCGGTCTATTCGACGACCTTGCTGACACCGCAACGCTTGACCGGGAACGTGGCTTTGCAAACCTTTACCTTGACGAACCCAAAAACTTTACCCCGACGCAAGGGCAGGCCGTTAAGTTGACAACCCCACTCAAAAGCGGTTTACTGTCAACCTACAATTTCACAAGGACCACCACCGCCATCACCTACACAGGCACAACGGGTGCAGCCCTTCGCATCGCTACGTCTATGGTCTTTGCACAGGGCAACGGCAACCAAATCAAAGTCTACATTGCCAAGAACGGCACAACGATTGACCAGTCAATGACCGAGATTACAACGAGCCACAATAACGGACATGCAGTTTTTGCGGAAACCGTATTGCAAGGTGCGGTCAACGATGAGTTTACCATCTACATCAATGCCGTAAGCGATGGTGGAAGTATTGCAATTTCAGCCCTTTCATTCACAGTTCATACGCTATGAGCAAGTCAACGCAGCACTTCACCCAATGGTTGGGGATAGAGCATAAGGTCCCAGTCATGCTGGAGAACAGGTCCGGCAAATACATCACCTACGGCTTTGCCAACGAGTACCCCTACTACCTTCTTGACAACTATCGCAGGTCGTCCAAGCACAACGCCATTGTCAACGGCAAGGTGAACTACATCATGGGCGGAGGATGGCAGGCAGGGGATGACTTGACCGTGGAGCAGCAGGCCCGGTTTATCAAGTTCTTCGACGGAATGTCAAGCACGGAGGACCTGAACGACATCACGGAGAAACTGGTCCTTGACTTGGAGATTTTCAACGGCTTTGCGGTTGCGGTTACTTGGTCCAAACTTGGGACCATCGCCAAGATGGAACACGTCCCGTTCGAGAAAATCCGTGTTGACAAGGAGGAGAAGATGTTTCAGGTGGCCGATTGGTACAACGACGATATGATGCAACTCTTCCCCAAAGTCGGGGACATCGAGAAAATTCCTGCATTCGACCCGGAGAATCGCCTCGGAAAGCAGTTGTTCTACTATCGTGTTTACGCAGCAGGCGTGAAGCACTATCCTTTGCCGGAATACATCGGGGGGAACGCTTGGATTGAGGCAGACGTACAGGTGGCGAACTTCCACAACAACAACCTCCGCAACAACTTTTGGGGGGGTTACTTGATTAATTTCAACAACGGCATCCCGACCCCCGAAGAGCAGGGCGACATCGAGAGGCAAATCAAACGCAAGTTTTCAGGAACCGACAACGCTGGTCGCTTCGTTGTAACCTTCAACGATGAAGCAGCGAATGCCCCAACACTTGAACCGCTCACTCCGTCCGATATGGATAAGCAGTTCGAGGTATTAAACAAATCAATCCAGCAAGAAATCTTTATCGCCCACCGTGTAACCAACCCGATGCTTTTTGGAGTCAAGACCGAAGGCCAATTGGGTGGGCGCAACGAATTGGTCGAAGCCTACGAACTATTCAAGGCCACCTACGTCAACGACCGGGTCCGCAAAGTGGAGCGGATGATCAACTACTTGGGATCCTTCAATGGCGTGGAAGGGATGGAACTTATCCCGGTGGAACCCATTACCGAGCGACTAAGCGAACAAGCCCTGTTGCAGATTATGACCCAAGACGAACTTCGGGAAAAGGCAGGCCTGCAACCGCTTGAGAAACCTGCCGACGTGGTTGGACCTAACCCCCAACCCGACGAGCAACCGCAATCCGTGGAAGCCTTGCAGAGCAACGACAACATCAAGAAGTTGTCAGGCCGTGAGTACCAAAACCTGATGCGTATTGTCAGGCAGTATATGCAGGAAAAAATCACGCTGGAAATGGCTCGGACCATGCTATCAGCGGGCTTCGGTTTGTCATCCCAAGAGATTGACACGATGCTGGGCGTTCAGTCCCAAGAGTTCAGCGAACCGACTTGGGGTGAAGAAGACGACGAAGACTACGGCTGGGGCGACGAAGAATTTAAGGTCTTGGAGGTCGTTGCAAGCAAGTTTGGAAGCCATGCCGACGACTACCATGTCATGCACTCCAAGCCGATGCGGTTCGACACCAACATCGACGAAAACATCCGCTTGGCCTTTGCCGAACTGGGCGAAGAAGAGAAAGAACTGGACTTGAAGATTGAAGCATACCGCAAGAAGAACCGGGACGCATCGGTTGAAGAAATGGCTAAAGAGTTCGGGGTCAGCAAGGCGAAGGTCGCCAAGCGAGTCGCCTACCTAATCACAAAAGACCGCTACCCAATCAGCAGGGCCGTGGACAAGATAGCAGAGCAGAACCTACCCAAGAACGTCAAGGAAGTTGCCGAGCCTGTACTGGAGGTCCGCTACAAATACTCTTGGGCCACGGGTTTCAGCAACAAGGACAAAGGATCCAGCCGTCAGTTCTGCAAGGTCATGTTGGACTTAGCCGGTCAAGGCAAGGTTTACACGAGGGAGGACATCGACGGGATTTCTGCGATAATGGGCTACTCCGTTTGGAACAGGAGAGGCGGTTGGTATCACACGCCGAGCGGAGTGAACAGGCCCCAATGCAGGCACGTATGGGAGCAGCAGTTGGTAATCCGTAAAGGCAACAAAATTTCAAAGGCATGAAGGCACTATTCATAAGCGAAGAAACGCTGCTCGACAATAGCATCATCAACGAGAACGTCAGTTACACGCAGATACGTCCTACGGTCATCAAGGTCCAAGAGATGCGGATTCAGCCGATTGTAGGCTCTCCTTTGTACGGGGAACTCGTCAGCCAAGTGGTCAGCGGTTCAACGTCTGCACTCAACCAAACGCTCTTGGAGGACTACATCCAACCCGCAATGATTCAATGGCTTTACTACGAGTTACCGATGGTCCTTGCGTTTAAGTACATGAACAAGGG